ATATATGTTTTATAATGGATAATTATGATTTCATTTCAATAAAAACAGATAAGAAATCATATGATAATATAAATAAACATACTGTTGTTAAAAAATTTAAAACGATTGCTTTATATTTTAGTCCCAATAATTGTAAATATTGTAGATTAAAATGTTTTATTACGAATTATAAATTAGATGATATGGCAAATTATATGAATCACGATAAGATTAATTCTAAATATGCCCATATCGTTTCACCTGTATATGATGAGGAGGATGATATTATGAATGATAATATAAATGTCACATTATATTTTGATTTAATGAATGGTAATGGTAATAGTTATAACATATTATATAAATTAGAAGAAGTAAAAGAACAATTTATTAAAAATATTAAATTTACATCAACTGATAATAAATATATAATTGTATGTAAATTATTTGAAATACATAAAGATGCTTATTATCGATTATATGTATGTAAAATTTATAATATAGATCTAGATAAAAGCGTAAATGTATGTTTTTTTAATAATATGAATAAATTTACTCATAGTAATGGTACAATCAAAATAAAAGAATATGATAAATATATAAATATACTTGATAATAAAATATTTATTGATTTAACTGAATATAAGTATTATATGCATAAATCATATATTAATTATACCGTGGGCTGTAATATAGATATAGAGGATAATTAATAATAATAATTAATGTCAAGAACTTTTCCAAATGATTATAATGATGATGAACTATTTTATGTTATTCGTCGATACTATTATAATAAACAAAATATATTATGGATGTTTTATCATTTAGCAGATTATGCTCAGATTGAATATAATCAAGGTCCTATGAAAGAAGAACGTGAATTTATTAAATATATGGCAGAAGCATTTTTTTGTAAAATATATGTGCGCGTCGTAAAAGGCAAGTGCGTACTTGCCTTTTAGCGAACAAAACTGGTTGCGATAAGTCAAAAGTGCGGAACGCACTTTTGAATTACGACAACCACATATGAAGATATTCCTGGCTATACTTATTTAATATTTCAATATAAAAAATTCCATAAAGTATTTATATAAATTAAAATAATCTTATCAAAATCATCCTTATAATTAAACACTGGGATGATCCCTCTGGTAGCGCTTGGAATACTCTACAATAATCTCGTCGTTTGTCCTGACCGTCTTATTAGCCAGATCGACAAGTAGCATATCAATTTCATTTTGCTTGTTCTCAATCTTCCCACCATTCTTCTCGTAGAATGATGAGAAGACCTTTGCAATAGTACAAGGAGCATAATAATCATTTTCAATCTTATCGAGCTTCTCCATATCAATCTCCTTTCCAAAGATATTCTTGTAAATAGTTGCAATCATCTTTCGGTCGCACGTCTCAAACTCAAAGATGTGATTGATACGTTGGTCGCGACACAAAGCACTAAAGCTATGATCATTCTTATCAAAGAACTTGAGCGGATCATTTGCACACATAATTACTACCAGACCGTGAATTGTATTGAGACCATCGAAAAAACCAAGCAGTTCAGGAACACTGACGCGATACTTGGGCTTGACCTTTTCTGGCGCCTTTTCATTGGGCTTGTCCATAATAACAGTATCGGTTTCAACCGGACTGACAGCATTCTCAAAAGTATGATCAATATCATCGATCATAATAATTCCGTTGGTAACCTTTTGCGCAAAACTATCCATCAACTTCTTCAGGTCATCCGGAGAGGTAAGATTATTCAGATTGATGGAATAAATATGCTTGCGATATCTGGCAGCCAGTGCGCAGGAGAAGGTAGTCTTACCCGTTCCAGGATAACCCAGATTGAGAAGAATGTTCTTATATCGCATACCATTGTTAATGTAATATAGTTCGTTGTGATGGAAGAAATCCATAATATTGAGAACATCATCCTTCATATTGGAACGAAGAACAACGCTATCAATATTTGGTGAATAGCACTTGACCCCATTATCCCATTGCCCACCGTTGTGGTTGTAAATCTTTTGCTCCCACTTTTGCTTGGTTGTGTTGTGCTTTAGGATGGCATAGTTGCAGAATCGTTGGAGAATTTCAGATGCTTCATCATCGCAGTATACAGTTAGCTGATAAATCATATTGTCGCGCTTGGTAGAATCCAGATCACCATTCACCTCGATTGTTTCCTTAACCAATCGAACCGAGATATCGTGATTCTCAAATCGTACTACCATATCATTGCCAACCAGAGGCGATTCATTTAGCTTGAGTTCCTTGTCCGTAGTATTGATATCCACACCCATTGGCACATAGTAGATTTCCTTGACCGGCGTAACTGTAATCAATTCCTTTGGTGAAACCTTCTCGCAAAACTCACTCGAGAGAAACCACTGCAACTTGGTATGCAAATCTGCATTCTTTTGGAGGGAGGTTGTGATAAGCGGGACGTGCCTTACTATCTTGTGCTTTCTTTCAACCTTCTTAAAATAGGATGCAATCATATTGATAGCCCTAGTTGGACCATTAAAGATAATATTCTTAATAAGTGCTGGGATAGCATTAAAACTATTGGTAATATAGGTAGCCATACCGGTAAAAATACCAATAAGGATCATTTGAATAACCATGTGAATGGTATCATTAATATGGGGGTCATCTGAAATAGCAAAATAGGTCGCATTGGACCTAATCTTGTTATTAAGATGACCCATAAGCTGATTAACAGCGAACATTTGACTCATTCCATTGAACTGTGACATTACTAATTTGTTATGATATTAGGGGATTATATTATCAATTTTTATTTATGTGAGGTTTTAAAACCTCACATAAATAAAAAACTCTCGTACCGTGGACATTTAATTATAATAATCCATAGGAAAGTTATAATTAAATATTCTCATTCGCGTCCACATTAAATTTTTATGTTTCATAGAATAATAAGAATTGAGTGTAGACGGTATTATTAATTTATTTCTTACTAAAAAAATTGAAAAAATATTTAAATAAACCATGTAATATAATGTTAATATGGCTCACAAGTTCAGACTGTACCACATTAACACTCCCAGGGAGAAGACCATGGTGAATTTTATCTTCACCGAACACATGTCAGATTGCTTCAAATGCTATCTAACTGACTATGGTGTAGAGGCAATTATGCCCCTCCACTTAGCTACTACCAAGACATCCATCAAGAGTCCCAAGTCTCTTGCACCTCTCAACAAGCCTATGGTGGGTATTGTAGAGGAGATTAATGATGATAATATCATCATTAGTATGGCATATGTTGACAAAGATTCAGATGAGTTCAAGGATTTTGAGACGACTAACGATCAGACAAAGCGAATGGTCAGTGTTGTCAAAAAGTATGCCACCATGAACAAGAGGGATTATGTCGAATACTGGGAGCAAACATTCTATCCCATTGACATGTCTCGACCAGATGACACCTCCCTTTTTGACCACGTTTTTGATAGCATTGATATGCTAGACCAACAACTTGTAATGATGCTCCAAGCACTGATGATGAAGAGAACGATCGCACCCACACGGTTTAAGATGATTTCACAATATGGTGTCATCAATGTGAAGCGAACCATCGATACAGCACTTGATGCAACAGGACTACGCGGAAAGATTTCCATTGTCATGGACACGCCTCCTCAGTTTATCATTACATCAAATGATGAGACAATTGATGAAACGCACCATACCACCTTTAAGGAAAAGCTTCTTGAAATTGGTAAGGAGTGTGGTATTACGATTGAGTAGATGATTTTACTTTAAGACCAATTATATGTTCTAAATTATATTTAGTTGTTTTAAGTGGTTTACTTCTCTTTAATACAACCTCATCATTTTTAATGATTTCAATATTTTGTTTTATTGGTATTTTTTCTACATATGATATTCTTGAAATAATTGGTGGTTTTATATAATTATAATCAATAGTATTCATACTAAGATTTTCCCTGTATTTATCAATGCTAATTACACCACCAAATGTATCAAGAATTTTCCACGATGGAGCCGGTTTTATAATAATATCCTTAGTATAAGTTTTTTTATACATATGATATATTAATGATGTTCGTTTTGAAATATTTTCATCATTAATATCTATATTATATGCCATCATACATTCCCACGAGCAAAACTTCCCAGTACAACTAAAAATACCATTGTAATAACTCTCCGGCATTTCTACTACAGGTGTAGTAAATGAATGCTTATCCCACCAACAATTTGAATCATTTTTACATTCAATAATAGATGGTTTACCTGGTTTTTCTTTTTCATATTTACTCAATCTTAATGTTAATTCATCGACTTGTTTTTTTAAATTTTTAATTTCTTGTTCTTGCATAACATTAGTATAATAAGGTGGATCCTCAATATTTTCTGCTTTTATAAATATATCACTGGTTTGATCACATACATCTGATAATTCTATTGGAAGATGAGCAATAATAGGCGTGTCTGTGACTACTTGCTCAATCACTTCATTTTTTTGCTTTTTTGGACGGCGTCCACGTTTGCCTTTATCCATAATTAATATAAATACTTTTTAGTCTTTAAATTAACAAGGGTATGTCTTTAAATTTATTCTAAAGAATTAAATTTATTCTAAAGAATTTATTGTATGGTCATGAGAGGCTTCTTTTTACGTCCTCGTTTCTTGCTTTCACTCGCAGTTGTATCAGATAATAATCTATCATTTGTAGCAGTAAATTCTTCTTGTGTATCTTGTGTATCTACTTCACGTTCATGTAATCGTTTTAATATATCTTTAACCGATTGATTTGATTGAACTAAAGGACGTGTCGCAATAGAATCCCGTGGATCATTTGATGGTATCACCATACTAGGTGGTCCTAAATTGCTTTGCGGAACCATATTTGGTCCTAAATTGCTTTGCGGAACCATATTTGGTCCTAAATTGCTTTGCGGAACCATATTTGGTCCTAAATTGCTTTGCGGAACCATATTTGGTCCTAAATTACTTTGCGGAACCATATTTGGTCCTAAATTACTTTGCGAAACCATATTTGGTCTTAGGTTACTTTGTGGTGCAATATTTGCTCCAAAATTAACTGGCGCAAAGCTATTTTGTAGATTTATATTTTGAGTTGCTGGTGGTTTAAATGATGTTTGTGTGTGTGTTTGAGTTTGTGTAATATGTGTTTCAGAATCTTCTGTTCGTGGTGCATATTTTTGGCGCATTGCCTCCTTCATCTGACGGTCCTTTTGTCTAAATGCTTCTTTTTGTCTTTCAATATTTAATTCTTGTTCAGTCATAAATTTACTTTTTTCTTTTCCCATTCCTGCTATTTTTTGTGCGATACTACTTTGTAAACCCCCTACCATATTAGTACTACTTGGTATATTTGACATATGTTTTTTGGAAAAGTGGAAAGCAGATGCAGAGAAACCAATTAATATTAATAATTTAAGTTCAGGTGGGAAGCTCTTACCAACACTCTTATATTTCTCATATAATTCTTCTAATACTTCATCATAACTATCTACTTCCACGCTCATATGTTCGGACCAACCATTTAAATCTGCACCAAATGGGTCATATTTACCATTAAAAAATTCAACTAAATTACAAACATTTACAATGGTATTTTTATATAACTTAATACCATCACGACGTTGTTTAAAACTCTTTAATAATTCATACTCATTTTCCATCTCATCGATGTCGCTGGTGAAATTATATTCTCTTGTTAATTGATAGCCCTGTGCTTTTAAATCACATAATTTTCTTAATAAATCAGTTTTTTTCATTCTAATTTGTTGTGGTGTTAATTTAACAGGTTCAGGAGAAGGTGTATGCCTAGATGATACATCTACGCTCTCATATCGGGCGCGCGATGATTCAGTATCACTGCGACGATGGGATGATTTGCGCTCGGTATGTTTTTCAGAATGATTCCTTTCAGTATGTCTTTTTTCTGAATATTTTTCAGAATATGTTGGTTTAAATGATTCCTTTTTCTCTTTTTTTGGAGACATTTTAAGACTATTTAACGATAATCGTTTAATACTAGATGTAGAGCTTTTTTTACTTTCATTATCGAGATGTAATGATGAGGTAGAATTTTCACTTTCTTGTCTAGATTTTACAGGATTGGCAATCAGATTTAAATATAAATCTGTATCACTTGAATCTTTTTTCAATGATGGTATATCCATTTGGCGTCCATTTCTATCAAGTATGTTTAAGTCGATATCCGAACTCGTATTTGAATCCATTATATATTAAGTAATAATCTTTTCTTTAATATTAAACGATTTTTATATTATTATAATATATTTCATATTAATATGATACATTATTCAAGTATAAAAGATGCATGGGGTAAAAAAGATATGTTTAAAAATAATACACCTTTAAGTAAATCATTTGAACCGGCAAGTAATTGTAATACTCAAGTAAATAAACCAACAACTCAGTCAGAAACATTTACCCAAAATAATACAATTAAATATGAAGTACCACAAGTTGTTCAACCACAAGTTGTTCAACCACAAGTTGTTCAACCACAAGTTGTTCAACAAATACAACAAACTTTAAATGAACATTTTGCACAAAATAATTGTGGTTTTATGGAGCATATACAAAATTGCCCTTTTTGTATGGGTAAAATGAAGGAACATTTTGCTGAAACATCCACTGGTGTTTTACCAGAACAACCAATCTCAATAGTAAATATATTTGGTTTTAAAATAAATATTACAAAAGATGTATTAAAAGTATTATTTATTATTATCTTAATTGTTATTTTTATATTATTATTACGAATAATAAATGTTTCATTTAAAAAAAATAATACATCAAATACCGAATTACTTAAATTAATGACTCAAATAAAATATCTCAACCCCATGATATCACAATTATAGTGGGTCCAGAAAAACTAACCTTAAAACCATCTTCTTTTAATCTAATTTCTAAATATTTCTTACAATCATCCATATTATAAAGTGGTATATTGATAAAAAATTCTGGTATCATATACCAGCATTGATACATATTCATACTGCTACTTTTAATAATTTTTTTTTCTACTTTTTCATATACTTTTTTATAAATTTTTTGTTTTTGTCGTTCGCGTTCTTTCTGTTCATTAAATAAATCCATTGCCTTGACCATATTATATCATTTGATATAATTAAAAATCTAATCCATCCAATATATTAGGCTTTTCTTTCTTGAAACTATTAGTTGCATTATTATAGTCATTCATTCTCTGTTCAATAGTTTTATTATTAAAGCTATCATCCGCAACTGGCATTAACTGGAATGCATATTGTATTTGAGAATCTTTCTTATATACATTATGAAAATCTTTCAATTCAGCATAATTTGAACTATTACCAAAAGTAAATGGTTGAATTTCAGTATTTCTTTTTACAATTTTATCACAATATATTCCGTTTTTTTTTCTCTCAGTAAATTTACTATTAAAATCATCCATACTATTAAACTCTTCTTTCATTATATTTATTTTACCACGCTCCCTTTCTTTTTCTTTATATATATCGTGTAATTTACGACTATCTTCTTGAAATGCCCCGTGACGATTTGCTAAATCTTGCATATCTTTCTCAAACCGTGCAACAGCTTCTTCTTTTGATGAAGGAAAATATTGTTGAACCCCGGCTAATGCTTCTTGAAAACCATCTTTTAAAGAAGAATGACTTTTATGACTTCCAAGTAGCCAATCATCATAACGTTTACGTGATACTTCATTACCAAGAATATGGTGGGCGACGGTAATATTATAATATATTTTTTCTTCTACTTCGGTAATTTTATCCGGATGAAATTGTTTTATTAATTTTCTAAATTTCTTTTTAATATCTTCAGTTGTACAATTTGTTGGGAGATTTAATAATTCATATAAGTTAAACTCTAAGGAATTGAAATTTATTTCGTCCATTATTATAATATACATAATAAAAATTTTTTTATGCGTTTATTATAATGAGTATTAAAAAACGAATTGAGGCGTCTTGTGTATTAGGTTCCTATCTTGATACATTAGGATTTAATAATGGTAAATGGGAATTTAATTATACAAATCCATATATATCTGATTTATCACAAGCTCTAATTATTAATCAACATATAATTACTGAATTCTTTGCCCTCGGTGGATTTAATATTGATATATCAAAATGGTATGCAAGCGATGATACAATTATGATGATAGCCACAAAAAAAGCATGTTTACGTGGCGGGAGTATAAAAGATTTTATTGATTGTTATGTGGATATCCTTCCTAAACTTGAAGAAAAAAAACGTGTGTCCGGGATATCTACTTTAAATTCTCTTAGAATGCTCAGTAAAAAACGCGATATGAAAGCCATACCATATTCCGAAGTGATGGGTGGTAATGGTGCTGCAATGAGAACTCATTATATTGGAGCACATTTTCACGGTAATATTGAAAAAATAATAGAAGTATCGATAATGGCAAGTCGGTTAACACATAATTATCCACTTGGATTTTTAGGTGGTATGGTAACTGCATTATTTACCAGTTATGCATTATCAGATATTCCTCCATGGAAATGGGCTGATATGTTAATAGAATTAGACGAAAATAAAACAATAGATAAAATTATGAAAAAAACGGATATATATAAGGAATATATGGAGGATAAACATATATTTTGGGATACTTGGTATAAATATAGAGAACGCCGAATTAAAATGTTAGAATTTAAAACATCTGAATTTACTATGCCAGACCGTTATAATGAATTAAATGAAATTCTCTATAATAATAAACCAGATTATAATCGATATGGGGCAACTGGATCAACTTGTACCATATTGGCACTTGATAGTCTCCTTAGCTCAATAACCATAAAAGGTGGTGGATATGAATTAGACTTTACAAAAGAAAAAGATTTAGATGTGAATTGGAATAGTATTGTATTCTTTTCAGCACTCTCATTTGCTGATAACGATACAATAGGTGCAATAGCAGGAATGTGGTATGGTGCATATCGCGGGTATAAAGATGTTAACTTGAATATTATTAATATGCTTGAGTTTAAGAAAGAGTTATGATGTTTTTAAATTTTATAATAATGTATATAGATGATTCATTAATGCTTCTTTTAACTGAGCATCTGATTTATCAGTTTTACTATAATCATCAGGTAATTTTAATTCTATTGGCTGGTCATTTTTTCCTAAAATTGTAGGAACATACATAATCTTATACTTTTCCATATCAGATTGATTATCTTCTGTCCAATAATATTCTACTCTAACATCCTGCTTTAATCTTTCAAATTCTTTTATTACATTATAAGCATTACTATTTGTATTTGAGAAAGGGCAATAACCACCACCAAAATATTTTAATGTTTTAGTAGGACTCGCCGGTTCAACAAATCCTTCACGTTTGAAGTTTTCTTTATTTGTAAAAGATCCTTTTTTATTTTTAGTTAATGTTATTATTATAACTACTATAACTAAAATAAATACAAATATGCATATCATATATTCCATTTTCATATACTTTATAATAGATTTTTATTTTGGTAAGTTTACATTCTAACGACATTAAAAATAAGATTAAACAAATATTCTATTATAATGTAATATGACATTAGGGCTTTTATTATTGGCATCAGTTGGAAAGGAAAATGTATATTTTAATATAGACCCAAATATAACGTATTTTAAAACAGTTTTTAAAAAATATGTCAATACCTCGTATGAAATATTACCACAGTATTTTAGATCATCGCCAAATTTTGGAAGGCGATTATCAGCTAAAATAGCTAAAAATTCAGATCTAATAAAAGATATTACTTTATATTTTGAACTACCAGATATTCCTCTTTCTAATCATTCTATCTTACCATTCGGAGTAAAAAAATTTGCATGGGCTAATAAAATAGCTCTTGCAATGATACGTTATATTGATGTTGAAATTGGTGGTGTTTTATTTTCACGTCATTATGGTGATTGGTTAAATATAGAATATGAAACACAACATTCTGATGATACTGGATGGGAACAAAATATTGGTAAAGATGTGAAAATATTGGTTGATTATAGTAATGGAAAGCCTAGTTATAAATTATATATCCCATTATCATTTTTCTTTAATATGAATGTGGATGTTGGTTTACCAATTGGTGCAATTACAAAACAAGACATTGAAATACACGTTGAATTAAATGACTTTAGTCAATGTTATAAGGAATCACCAACGAATTATTTCCAAATTGATAATTATATCTGCTTATACCAAAAGAATGAATTAATATTACAAAATGTTGATGGAGTTAAAAGTGCTGGTGAATTTGTTTATTTTGATATTAATACTAAACGGGTATATTATAATAAAATTTATGGTAACTTTCTGGTTCCAAATACTATCAACACTAAATATAATATAACCGGGCAAATATCTGGATTCTCCCTGATACCATCAATTAATAGTATCATTGTGAAAGATGAGAGTTATTTTCCATATGAAACACCTGCATTAAAGGATGCATACATTCTTGTTAATTATATTTATTTAGAAGCGGAAGAAAGATGGTATTTCCTTAATAATGAATTGGAGTATGTTGTTCCATTGGTATCAACCATTTTAGAAAAAGATATAAAAAGTCTAAATAGTAATTATATTTTAAAACTTACTAATCCACACAAGGCATTATTTTGGCGAGCCCAACTTGATAGTAATTATAATATAAATGATGTTTTTAATTATACTTCCTTACCCTTAACATCATTATCTGAGCCACTCATAAATATGAATAAATTACTCATCAATTCAATAGCAAGAAATGAGATTTATAATAGTGAATATTATAACTATTTACAAACTTATATAAATAAAGTATATTCGAATGAAGGAATATATATGTTCAGTTTTGGTTTTAATCCAATGGAATATAAACCACAAGGAACGATGAATTTTAGTATGGTTGATGATTCAACCCTCGTTTTGGGATTAAATAAAATAGTTAATTATAATAATAGTATTAATGTTAGGGCGTATGGATTGTATTATAATGTATTAGTGATTAAAAATGGCAATTGCTCTTTCAAGTATTATTTATAATAATAAATTCTTCAAGTTTAATTATTTATAATAAATTTATAATAATAAATTCTTCAAGTTTAATTATTTATAATAAATTTATAATAATAGATTCTTCAAGTTTAATTATTTATAATAAATTTATAATAATAAATTCTTCAAGTTTAATTATTTATAATAAATTTATAATAATAAATTTTTCAAGTTTAATTATTTATAATAAATTTATAATAATAAATTCTT